GTTTTGGGTTCTCTGTTGGATTATCACTGTCCTGGTCCATGTACTACAGCCACAGCTCTTAACGGGATTGCCGGGTTGGTCGCTGGCCTTGATCCATCTACAAGTGCTGGTGGACATCTCGAATCTGGCAAATGGGTTTCTCGCCCCCGTTCGGCATATGTGGCCAGGGACGGTGACGTTCTTAAACCAACCCCTCTTCTCCTCAATCTGTCGCGGGACCTACTACGGCAGACTGATCACGTGCCTCATATTGGCTGCTTCCTCAAAGACGAGCGGCTTCCGCTTGCAAAAGTCCGGGATGGTCGGTCTCGCCTGGTTGCTATTGTTGAGTTTCCTCTGCTCTTCATTATACGCCATTTCAGTGTGCCACTTATTGCCTATTTCAAGCAGCATCAGCACCGTACCGGAGTGTTCTCTGGTATCAACCCTTTTGGGCAAGACTGGCACTCTCTTGCTGTCCACCTAGATCAAGGCACAGGGACCACCTACCTCGCAGGAGATTTCAAGTCCTGGGATTGGTCACTGACACGCGAAGCCGGCGATGCCGCTTACTACATCATGAGCATGTATTTCCCAGAACGGTATTTCAGTTTCCTTCAACGTCTGTGCCGTGGTTTATTTGAGAACATTAATTTCATCGGTAACTATGTTTTTAAACGAACCGCGGGCAACACAACCGGCCAACCCTTCACTTTGTTGTTCAACTGCCTTGGCAATCGCATAGAGATGTTCACGACATTGCTCATCTACTGCCTAAGATACAACGTCTGCCCTGGAAAGACAGTACCCCAAGTCCTTGAATTCATCGAGACCAACACTAGACATGCCTACTTCGGAGATGATCATGTGGTTTCTTTTTCACCTGCGTTCAAGCCCGACCCCAAGGTTCTTCAGCAGATCTATGCCGAGAGAGACATCGAGTACACTGCCGCGGACAAGTCACCTAACTTGAACGCCCAAACAAGCCTGTCCGAAGTCACTTTCCTCAAGCGTAGATTCTGGCTTAATTCCCAGAAGATGTATGTTGGTTTACTGGAGCCCTCTGTCATATTCGAAACTATCTTATGGAATCACGATCAACCAGTTGCAGTCATGGACAGAATTAAAGCCGTCATCGACTCTATGAGAACTGAGGTTAATATGTATGGTTTTCCCGCCTACACTTTCTACGAGGAGTACCTCAGTTTTATCTATTCCAAGTTCTTCAACCGCCACTCACCGAAATACGATCATCTCGCAAGAGCCTTGGAAACCGACCACTACTCCTCAACTTCCCCTGAGTATTTCTTCACAGAATGGATTGAATATCAC